AAGCTAGTCTTGAGTCTCATTCCGACATCAACACCTTGACCAGACGCGATCACTAATTCGTTTCTTGTTAATCCTTCAGGACTCCATAAGGCTACATCCCAGAAGCTGACATCCCAGAAAGATCCGCTTGAAGCAGATGAATTCACGCTTTGGCTTGTATTTTCTTTACCGTAGTCGAAATTTACTATTGTGTTAATTGCTACGCTTCCATCGGCTTTGATGATATTTCTAAAGGCATTTACTGTCTTTTCTTGAGGGCTTCCAAGGTTTGAGTAAGCAGCTTGCGTATCACATACGATAAATTCGCCATTATCACTAAAGCCATCATCAGCTTTAAAAACCTTTCCATTGCCACCAAAATAAAGGTTGTTGTTGTAATTGCCCCAAGTGCAAGCGTTCATGCCTGTAAATTTAGTTGCAGCGCCCGTAATCGTGTTAATTATGTATTGATGGTAAGTCGCATTTGTTGCTACTGGCACGTTGAATAAAAGCCAGCCTCCTTGAGGGTATAAAGCCACTTCCCAGCCGTAATTTGAAGCGTAAGAATTAACAGCGCTAATAGCAGCTCCTGAAAGCTTACCTCTTTGAGTTACTGCACCATCGTTTTTAAACACTTCTGAGAAGAAAACGAAGTCTTGGTCAGTAATCATCACAATGTCACCCGCAACCTTCTTGGCGCCTCTTATTGCGATTGGACGGCCTATTTTATAAGTTCCAAGCAAAGACCAAGAAGAAGGGTCTGATCCTTGGTAGAGAAGGACATCGCCAGAAGACATTAAGAAAACAGCATAATCATCTACACCATTGCCACCGTCTAAGTTCCAAGTCATCATTGAAATTAAGTTGCCTCCAAAAGGAGCTACACGAGAAAGTTGGAATTTGGTGAAAGTGCCACCGATTGCGTTTGTTGCACCGTACCAAACATCCTGAGCGTTTGAATCCCAGACGTAAACACGGTTTTTATGAACATTTATCCCGTTTAATTGGGTGACGGTCAACCCACTGCCTGAAATGGTGCTTGCTGCTAAAGTAGTACCGTCAAACGTTTGGGGAGTATCTGCCCCGTTTACCATCAAGACATAGGCGTTGAAGTTAGCCCATTGCCATCTTGCATTAGAAAACCCAGTGCCAAGACTTACCACACTTGTAGGGTTGGAAATATCATTGATTTCATCGTTATTGCAGCAAATAAACTTACGAATTGTTCCGGCATTATATTCGATCAGAGTTTCAACGTAGCTGTCTAAACCAGTAGCATATTCGGTAAATCCTTTGCGCGTAGAAACTGATCCTTGAGACGGAAACCAGTTTTCCATAATCACTGCATCAGTTGGCTCCATTGTGCTTTCTGCATCTCTTGTATTCAATCCACCAGTAGGCGCAGGAACATTTGAGCGCAAAGCAGAGCCACTTCTTTCCTGATTTAGGCCAAGATAGTTTGAATTCTGGTTTGACTCACTTGTAAGTCTTGCACTTTTGATGATATTTAAAGGCATTATGGAGCTACAATTAATTGTGGAAATCCAATTTTAACGTCAAAATTGCTGTAGTTATGTCTTACCTTGCGTCTCGCTCCGTTTACTCTAACGCGTTCAGCAATAGCATTATTTGCCGTTCTTTGTTCTTCGGAGTAAGGGCGACCATTCTTTTCTAGCCATCTCCAAGTAGCATCTAGGCGCACAATGTACTCATCAATTACTGGAACGTCAGTATCTGCAAGCCAAGCCGTTTGACCAGAGCCACCAGAGCTATTGATAATTTGGTTGGTGATGTACTCGTAAATATAAGAGTCTGTCGATGAAGTAGGAATTGGAAAAAGCAAGGTCTGGCCTTGACGAATTCGGAAATATTCAGTTGTAGCGCCCCCTGAGATAGTAGAGTTTTTTAAGATTCTCCATTCTTCAGGAGTCATTGGTCCTTTTACAGGCCACATCTCGCTAGTATTCCAAAAGGTTTCGTTTACGAATCGGTCAAAGTCAGTGGGTAAGTTGTAGCCCTCGGTAGAAGCAACAGAAGAGAAAGTTTTTTCCTTTTGAAGCTCCTGCCAGTCGTAAGAGCGAGCGAGTTCAACCATTGACACTTTCAAGACTTCGAGAATCTGCATGGCAACATCTTGTGTATTTCCAATGATATTCGTTGGGATGCTGCTGTTTTTAGTTTCTTTTAGGACTGATTGTGCAATGGTTAAAAGTGTCATTATTCAGTCACCTCTTCTTTAGCTTCCTCTTTTACTGCTGGTTTGCGGCCTTTTTTAGGGGCATTTTCAAGCTCAGCGATATCTTGTGCCTTAACCGCAAGTTTAGCTTCAGCTTCTGCCAATTTCTTCTTAAGCTCTTCATTTTCAGCCTCTGGATTATAAACCACGGCATTTTTTAGAGCTAAATACTTGTCATAAGCTCTTGTGTATAATTCGGTTTCAGAAAGCCAACGAACATCATCGCCGTCAGTAATTCTGACTTCTTTTACTGGCCTAATAACTACAGTTGTTGAATCAGAAGGGATTTCAATATGGATGAATAATTTAGCAACTTCATCAGAGCTAAGGATGCGGTCTTTATCATCGCGTTTTACATTAACTTTGCACATTTTGTCAAAGAAGGCTACTTTAAGAGCGCCATTTTTACTAAGAACTAATTGCGAAGGTTTAACATCTAAAACTAAGTTAGTCATTTTTTTGTTTTTTTAATTAATAATTAGAGGGGGTTTTTAGGCCCCCTCCTTTTTTACAAAGATTAAGCAGCTAAGCCATCATCCATGTAAGGGTATCGCAATTCAACTTCGGCTAAGCCAGTTGCAGGAGTGTCAATAGCAGATGCACCTTTCATGCATTTTACTCTGTCACCAGCCACAACGGCATCGTCGATTGAACCAGCGGTTGCAGTAGCATAGCAGTTCGCATTATCAGCAAAGGCAGCTAGAACTTTAGCAACACCTTTACCCCAAATTTGATACCAGCCATAGCTAGAAGCTACGTTGATTGACATTGACAAAGCTACTGGATCGATTGCGTTAGCAGCCAATAGAGCAGTTGAGTTGTCGTCTTGAGAGAAGGTCACAACGCTACCAAGAACGGTAGAAGCAACACCTTTCAAGTAGATGAACTCACCTTCACCGTAAGCGGTAGAGGCGACATCATAAGCTCTAACTCTAGTGCCTAGTGGCAAAAGTTGAACTGTAGAAGTTTCATCAATAGCTTGTGGAATCACTAAGCTATTAACAGGAACAAATTTAGACATGTTTTAAATCCTTTAAATTAAGTTAATTAAGCGTGCATAACACCGTGTACTCTTGCATTATCAATGGTCATGTTGCCAGTGAAAACGATTGGAGTTACATAAGCATTTTGATTTACTGGGCGCATAGTTTCACCAACTTCAAGCAAATCTTTTCCTAAGTATTTCAAGAAGACGTGATTTGTGTTGATAAAGTAAGCATGTGAAGCAGGGCATTCAGGATCATAGAACACGTCAGCATTTTTGTACTTGTAGCTTGAGAAGCCTAAAGCGCCAATTGCTGGGTCAGTGATACGTTGAATTGATTGCAAAGAAGACTCGAAGTATTCGAAATACACAGAGTCAGCAGCGATCAAATCAGGTAGTTCACCAGCTTGAGCTTGGCAACGAGTCCATAATTTGTTAAATGCAGCTTGGATAGTTGAAGAAGACGCAGTTACAGATTCAACTGAGAAGTCATACAACTTGTTTTGCCATACTGAGTAGTTAGCACGGTTGATAGCACCAACGGTTCCAGTAGTAGGAGCGTCAGCGATCAAAAGTTGCAAGCCACCAATTTCTTTTCCGCCAGATCCAGTTCCGTCAGCGTAAATTTGAGAACCAAGATAGTTTTTCAAAGATTCGATAAGGACTTTTTTCTTAGCTTCAGCAAGGTTGATGAAAGCTTCTTTGCCGCTGTTTTGCTTCATTTCCAAATCAGTCATGGTCATAGTGCCAGTGATGATTTTTTGAGCGAAGGTCGCAGTCGCAAGAACGTCTTGAGGGGTAGTGTTGAAGATATCATATTCGCCTTGTGATTGAACAGTTCCATTCTCAGCGTACGAGATTTTTTCTTGGAAGTTCACACCACCAGAGGCTTTAACGATATTGCCTTTAGCTTTTAAGCGATTCAACAACGGGTGGTTGTCGATGATATTGCTGATAATTTCTGGTTTGTAATTATTCAGCGTGGTAGTTAGTGCTTGACCTACGTCATTTGGATTAGCCATTTTAATTCTCTATTTAATTGTTTAAATAGATATTGAAGCTTAATTACCGAAAAATTGGTCATAAATATCAGACATTGCGTCTCTTGATGAGGCGGGTTTAACGCCAGCAGATGGAGAGCGACCTGTAAACTTCTTAAGCTTCTTAGCTTTTTCAATTTCGGCAGCTCTTTTTGCTTTTGCTCTTTCTAAAAGTTGCTCATCTCTTTCGGCTACTAGGTCATCATCAAGCAGAATTGCTTTCTGATAAGCCTTTAACAATCTTTGTTGGCGTTCTGCCGCATTTTTAGGAGATCCAAGTCTTTGCTTTTCAATTCCCAAAATATCAAAGATCGAATCTTGTAGTTTCTCGAAATGAGGGTATTTTAGTTCCCCTTCTTCATTTAGACTATCCGCAAAAGAATCAATCTCTTGCTCGATAGTTGATAGCTCGTCTTGTGATTTTTGACCTTTTAAATTCTGTAATTCGCGCTTAATATCTTCTAGCTCTTTGTCTCTTTTAATCTCTTCAGGGGTGCGATAATCATAATCGTCCTCATTCTGAACAGGTGCATCAACGAGACTGCCCAAATCAATTTTAGTGATTTTGGCGATATGTTTTAGTGCGGCCAATGGGTCACGATCAATAAATTGGATCAGTTCCTTCGTTGAGCCGTATTCTTTTTTAAGATTTCCGAGTTCAAGACTAAGTCTGTCTTCTCTGGCACGGACTATTTTCCCTGCATCCAAAATCTTAGTTTGTAGCTCTTTATCTTGTACCGATTTGACGAGATCTTTGAACTCTTTAGGTTGCCCTGAAAGCTTCCTATCAAGTTCCTTCTGCTCCTCAACTTCAGGATTCTTTTCTTCTACTTCGGAAGCCTCTTCTGACTCCTCTTCTTCTAATTCATCCTCAAACTCTTCCAGCATTGGGTTGGGAATGGCCTTTTTAGGCTCTACTATTTCTTTGGGTTCTTCTTTTACCTCATTTACTTCTTCAGGGAAGAATTCATTTAATTGCTCAGATAAAACTTCATTAGAACTTTTGTCTTGAATCATGTTTTTAGTTTAGAGTTATTATTTTGTATACACTTTCCGCGTACTTTGTATTTCCAGATAATTCTTTGTCAAATACTTTAATAGTCTTTAATGTGGCAACCAGCCGCTTTTATTCCGTCCATGTAAGAGCGTTTAGAATAATGCATTTTACTGTCAGCATGGCTAAAAATACCGCCATGCTTGTTAATATAGCCGTCAACCGTTAGGTCTTCCTTTCCTTCAACGTGCTTAGCTGTCATTGAGTCAACATCGACCCAATCATAACCACCATTTTCGTTTTTAACTAATTTCTTGATCATTAGATTACCGTTGGTTTATTAGCCTCGCGGATAGTATCGTTTAAAACTTCAGTGCGAGCTTTTACAATCAGATCAAGGCGTTTTGCCTTTCTGTCCGCTTCGCGGTTTACGTCTTCGAATTCCATTTTATCTTGGTGTTCCTCAAGTTTGAACAAGCCTTCGGCCTTTTTAATGTCAATTTCTTGTTGTCTTAATTGAGCATCAGATTGCATTTTTTGAGCATCTAATTGAAGCCTTTGTTGCTCCAATTGAATCTGAGCTTGGGCTAGCATTTCCTCAGCAGAAGGTTGTTTCTCTTCTGGTTGTTGGTCTTTAGTGCTTAAAGCTTCTTCTACGTTGCGCCCAACTTTAAACGGCTTGCTGACAAACATTAGGAATTGTTGGAAAGCTTCAGGAGTTATAATCTGAGCTTGAACTAACGGGAAGAAAGCGGAAGTGAAGTTACTGATTGCAGTGATATACTCAACACGGTCTTGTTTTTCCTGTTGTTGGTCAACTCTAATTGTAGAATCAGTTTCAACATCAATCGCAAAAGTACGCATCTTGTCATTCTTGATAAGAGATTCGATTTCTTGTAGTTGCTCAGGAGTTGCAGCGTAACCCTTTAAAACTTCCAAAGGCTCCTTCATAGTCTCTTTGAAGCCCTTTTCTGCTTGCTGTTTAAGCATGTCCATTTTTTCTTGAGCTTGTGGATCATTTGGGTCAATTTGTCTTTGAGCTTCCATCATTAAGACTTTCAGGCGGTCTCTTGCTTGCGCTGCGATTGTGTTAATATCGACAATCTTCAAACCAGTCATTTCAACAAGTTCTTGGATGCTGTAGTTCTCAACAGTCATTTCAATTAACATGCGAATCAAATCTCTTGACCAGAATTCAATTTCTTTTTGTAGTGGCTGGATACGAGAGATTGCAAAGTTGCCCTTAAGTTGTTGAGCAGTCGCAGTTTCAGAAGCCATCGAAACACCGCGCACAATGTCAGAAATGCCGGTAATGTCTCTAATGGCATTAATGATTTCGATCTTATGCTGTTGCAATTCTCTGATTGTCAGGATAATTTCATTCAGAGGCTTAAATAGGACCATGTCAGAGGCTTTCTGTAAGCCACCAGTTCCTTTAAGTGGGGTGAAAGTTCCATCTTCACCATTAAACAAGGCTTCGATATCTGAGCCTTCAGCAACTGAGTTGTAAATGCCTGTTGCTTTGCATTGCTGGATTAGTGATTTAATCCTCGCATCAACTTGGTTTAGTTCTTCTGCTTGTGATTTGTAATAACGATAAAGAGGAATTGGTAGGAGTGAACAAGGATCAGATTTACAGCCAAGAGGTGCGGGCATTGGAAAGAAAGCTCTCAGCTTGTAGGGATCTTCCTCTCTTGACAATAAAACACCATCACCGCCAAGAGTTGCAAAGATTACTTCTTCAGCTTCTTTATCCCAAATCTCCCAGACTTCAGCCATTTTAAATAATTCGCTTTCGTTTGGCTTATCTAATGAATCAAGGCGAGTTTTGTTTAAAGCAACAGCTTTAACCTTAGCGCCAAAATCTTCCACTAATTCTTTGCGAGTCTTATAATGCCTAAAAGCGACCCATCTAACCTTAGTCCATTCTTTTTCAGTAGACATCCTGAAGTCTTCCCACGGCCAGTATTCAATGCGGCATTTCTTATCGGTCGGATCAAATTCTTCTGTGCCATCTTCCATTTCAATTACTTCCTCTGGGTCGTAGCAAACACGAGCAACGCCACGGCCACCAACTAAATAATCATCACGGCACTTGCCAATTACATCTTCTGCATCTGCATCGTTCAAATACAAATCAACAACTCTTTCCATCATTTCAGAGGCTATTTTAGCAACTTCGTCTTCATCTAGAAAGCGTTGAGTAATGTTTGGTTTTGGTAGCTTAGAGAAGACTAGAGGGCGAAGGGTTTGAGTATTTGCCCAGAACACGTTGTAGCGTTTGGAATCAGTGCCATCGTTATTGAATTCGTCTTTATAAATCTTGAAGTATTTGTCAGCTTCATCGCGCCACTTCTGTTCGTAGTTATTGGCATTTTCAAGCTCTTTAGTCCATATTTCAACTAAGCCAGCATTGCCGCCAGATAGTGCTAAATCTTTCTTGGTTTCAACTTGGTCGGCTTGCATTTGTCTTTTAGTTGGTTTTCACATTTATTTAGAACTAAAGACGCTTTGCAAGCCTCGGGTATTATACTCTTTTGTTTCTTTTATTGTGTCAAGTTCTTTTTATATTCTAATATTCTATCCTTAGCCTCTGAGATTCTTCTCTTGCAATAAGCCCTAATATCTTGTGATTTGATTTGCTTTTCTGTTAGGACTATTGAAGCCCAGAACTCCTTGCCATTGTGAGAATCAGAAAATGCCATAATTCTGACGTGTGGGTGACTCTCTGGGACGAACATGTATTTAATCTTATTTTCATCGAATTCATCCATCATTTCAGCAGTAGGAGTTGTCCAAGGGTCTTTATTCATGACTCTCCCTCAATTGCTTTTCTATCGAGTTCTTTTTCAAGAATTTCTGTATTCTGTACTTCTTCCTGCGGAAATTATTTTTTAAAGCCTTCTCATCTATAAAAATTTCGGGTGCTAGCGACCAATGATTAGCTACTACTTCACGCCTAAACAAATAAGATTCGAATTTTGGGCAAGTCTTAGTGCCATGTAGGTATAAAGCCCACACGCCTTTTTGATCGAAAAGAGATTTTGCATATCGCTTGAAGTCCTTAAATTTAAAATCACTCATAACTTTCATTCATTTTCTTTTTAAAGGCGTTCTTTCTCACGTTGTGAGGGTTAAAATCTTTCCACCATTGCTCACCAATTTCGAGTGGCGTTGGGGTAATGTTTACCACAATCGGGCGGCTCATGCAATTATAGCGAACCTCATCAACTGCGTGATCCTCTAGGTCTGAGTCTAAATCTTCAGGCTTACTTGGATCATACTGCATAATAGGCAAGGTGCGAATTAAGTTTTTACAATCTTTAGTAAAGTAAATTAAAGGCTTTCCTTCTTCTCCAATTAACCTACCTCTGATTTGTTGCCAACCATTGATCCTTTTATTGTCAGCCTCGCGATAATAGCAACCATAATCTGCCAACTCCTCCGCAATAGACTTACCACGAGAAACGTCAAAGATTGCTGGATCTGCTACCATGTCAGACATTTTTTCGCCTTCTTGCAGCCTCATTGTTTCCAATGCGATTTCCTTATTGCTTAACTTTAAACCTTCATTTGCTTTGCCAGTGCAGCCATAATATTCACGATAAAAGATTAACGAACCACGCGGGAAGCTTCGTTTAATCCCTCCGCACATAACAGAGGAGCCGTCGCTGACTGCTGACCAATGCGTAGAAAAAGGTTTGGAATAACCCCAATCGAAACTCCTTATTCTCGCCCAATCAGCAGGAATCAAGAAAGGCTCGATTACATGAATATCTTTATTAAACTGATCGAAATAAGCGCCTTCAATAGCATCCCAGTCACCATCCAACATTGCCTTTGCCAATGCTCCACCAAGTCCAATTAGTTTATTGGCATAAAGTGGATCGTTTAGCATCATCGTTGGGTTGTCTTGTAACTTAGCAGGGATAAACTGCCTTAGCATCCCGCCTTCTTCAGGCTCCATTTGCCGCACTTCCATTGGCGAGCAATTATCAATGAAGGTTTCTTTCACGAATTGGTGTCCAATTCCCCCGGGATTTGAGCCGCATATAATCAATGGCAACTTTGCTTTGTATTTCTCAGGCACGGTAAGTGAGCCAATACGACAACGGCCGCGAAGGAACTTGTAAATCTTCTCTGAGAAGTGAGTAAGCTCATCAATTAGCAGCACATTAATCTCAGCCCCTTGGTATTTAATCACATCTTTTTCATGCTGGCAGTGACAGAGGTAAATCTTTGATCCATTCTTGAAAGTTATCTCGCTGTCAGATAGGCGGACAAACTTCGATTGAATAAGTGGGGCAAGTAAAGCAGCAAAACCAGAAGCTCCTTCAATGTGGTTTTTAGCTAAGTCAGCAAATACTCTTCTGAAGAGATAGATTTGAGTATTGGGAATGTCGAGAGCGAGAATAATTGCGATTACTCGCATTGTGTGAGACTTCCCACCTCCTGCTGCGCCACCATAAAGTATTTCAGTTGCGGGACTTAGGAAGCAAGCAGATTGTCTGGGGTGGAGTTCTAGATTAATCATTAAGCATCAATCGTGTTGGATTCGCTAACCTTGCCGAAACAATGTCTTTCCCAAGAATTTCAATGCAATCAAACAAAGGCACTGGATTACTAGCTTTTCCAGTCAGCGAAACATTAAGACTTGCCCCAATCTTATTATCGAGCTTTCCAATGCAATTACTAATTGATTCTCTAGTCCAGATTTCTAATTGAGAAAGCTTCTGAAGCATATCACTTACAATAGCCTCGTCAAAATTCTGCAGTTGTTTAAATTCTTTTACAAGTTTTGCGTCTGGATTGCCTTTGCACTCAGTGTCTAAGCAATCGCAGGTTTGACCACAAATAAATTCTTTTTTATTCATATTAGTGCTTGCAATTAAAGATAAATATCTTGACATTTCGCGATACCGGCAACGTGGGTTAAACTCAAAATCTCTTATGTCAGACTCAAAAAAGTTCAAAAGTGTTGGTGAATTCAATCGCTTCCACAAGAACAAAGCTAAGCTCCGTAAACAAATTCGGCTCTTAAAGAAGAAAGAGTACGAAGAATTTCTAGAAAAAAAGAAAGCAGACTCCCTACTATTTATTTAAAATCACATTCACGCTCGGATTCAATGGAGCTTCTGAATCTCCTCGCAGTGTTGTTGAATCGCCAAACCTTGATGGATTTTTTACCCTTGCAGCCCAGCGGTAATGGCTCGCTAACTCTTTTTGTCTCGTCACTTTTGCATTGGTGTCAGCTGATTCAATCTCAAGAATAGCTTTTTCGGCTTTTGCAAAGTAAGATTCGGCGCTGTCTTTTTGTGCTTGTTTCGCGCGCACGGAATAGTCCGACTCAGCTATAAACCAACTAATATTCTCCCTCCTAACCAAAAACCTCTCTTGGATATCATCATAACTCTTTGCATCCCCAAGCATTGCAATAATCTCTTCGGCGTTCTCGATTAGGATTTCCTTCTGAGTCTTTGGCTTCTTTTTGTCTTTCATTTAACACCCCCCGATTGTAGCATTTTATCTTTTCCTTGCTTAACAGCAATTTTCTTTAAAAATTTATTTTCTTTGTTCAAGTTATTATTCTTTTTATTTAACAAGCCAATCTCATAACGTAAATTATGAACCTTTTGCTCTAATTCGGAAATTTTAGAGAAACTATTTTCAACAATAATTTTCAATTGATCCTTATCCTCTACGGAAGATTGCTCTTTCTTTAAGAGATATTTTTCAATGTTGATTTTTTTCATTAGAACTACTTTACGGACAAATAATTGAATTACTAACCCCCACACAATACCCACACAATTTTATTCTTCAACCCTTTTCTCTCTAGTACCTAAAGTATTTACACTACATTTACTTAGTACATACATTTTGCCTATTTAGCACCCAAAACAATCTCAAACCTTTTTACACCTTTTTACGCCTAAGTTGCCCCATAAACTTCACCAACCCTTCTGGCTCTAGTCTCTAATTTATTTGCACATTCTTTTAAATAATCGCTTGCACAATAAAAAGGTGTGTTGCATAATGAGTTCACACCAAACAGCAAATCAAAAACAAATGAGGGCAATGAAAATGAAAATCGAACAATCATTCTACGGCAAACAAGCAATTAGCGAATTCGAATTAGGCAACGGCTTAATCCTTGAAGTTTTAACAATGAAAAGATATGGCGGCAATGTAGCAACTACTTTCCAAGTTTGGAAAAAAATATCCGAAACATCGCGTCAAACCGCTTTTGATTTCAAAACAAGATTCATCGACCACGGAAAAGTAAGATTGACTGAGAAAAAGCTGGTTGAGTTGCATAATTCAGCGATCACCAACAAGAATTTTCTAGCTGAAAACTTTATTGTAGTTGAGCAAGCTAAATTTAAATCAAGCCCTTGTGCCAAAGTCCTAAAATTGATGGATAGCGACCATAATTATCAAGACGCTCTATCAACAGTTTTAAGCGAAACTCCTAGTTTAGATAAGCAATCTCTTGAGGCTGAATTAAATAATTACATTTAACTTAAATTTAAAAAAAATGACTAGACTTTATTACACTTGCCCGATTAAAGCGGCTTACATGTCTAAAGAATTTGGGGTTAATTTCAAACAATGGCTTTACCCAACAATCCATTCAACAAAAATGGAGTTATGCGATGTTTCTTTTGTTGAGATAGTAAGAGAAATTGAATTTAGCCAAGATGATACTACTGAAGGAAAATTTCATAATCGCTATATTGTGGCGAGAATCAGCGAGCCTATTTTTGATCCAAAAACGGCGGACAAAGGAATTGAAAAAAATTTGCATTCTCAAGACTTATGTTTTTACGGCGGGAAATATTGGGCCTATGAAAATGAAGAAATGCAAACAACGCCAAATCAAGCACGACCTAAAATAATCATGCGAGATAACAAACAATTTTTTATGCCAGAGGTAGAGAATGACTAGAGAAATAAAGTTTAGGGCTTGGCATAAAAACTGGGGATCTTTTGCAAACCTTAGAGAGGATTCAGATTTTATGGCTGGATTTAACGAGGAAGGACAGATCTTTATAATAAATAATGGTTATCCTGACGAAAAAAATAGAGATTTCATAATTCAACAATTCACTGGTTTAAAAGACAAAAACGGAAATGAAATTTACGAAGGCGATATTCTTAGCTTCAAATCAGACAAAAGAGCAGAAGGTGGGGGAAATATTTGCGGGACTTATGGCTTTCACAAAGAAAATTGCCACGAAGTCTTTTTTGAGAGAGGCTGCTTTTATATTGCTAACCACCAAAACCTAAGCGAAAGGCTTAATCTTTGGAAACGGTGGGGCGGCCTTGAAATTGTAGGAAACTGTTTTGAAAACCCTGAATTATTGGAGAAATAAACCATGTCACCCTTCCAATTCATCGACCAAATATTCGCAAAAGACTCTAACGATGTCCGCGAGCTTCTAAAATCAATTCTAATCACGGTTGTTGGTGCAGTTGTGATGGTTGGTTGGTTTACTTTTATTCAACTTTAATATTTTAACAAAATGAAAACACTGAAAACATTTTTAGAAAAACATGATGCTTGCAGAAGCGGCTTTGGCTTTGCAAAAGATTTAACCCTTGAGCAGTTTCTAAATACTTGTGAGCGTGGTGACTGGATTTTATGGCTCTTTAAAAGAACTAATTCAAAATCTTTTCGTCAGCTAACTTTGGCAAAAGCTCATTGCGCTAATACAGTGAGGCACTTGATGAGAGATGAAAGAAGTATTAAGGCCGTTGATATTGCTATCGCATTTGGTGAGAATAGGGCGAGTGAAAACGAATTAAAAGATGCTGCTTATGCTGCTGATGCTGCTGCTGCTGATGCTGCTGCTGCTGCTGCTTATGCTGCTGATGCTGCTGCTGCTGCTGCTTATGCTGCTTATGCTGCTGCTGCTGCTGCTTATGCTGCTGCTTATGCTGCTGATGCTGCTGCTGCTGCTGCTTATGCTGCTGCGCGCAAGCAAAATCAAAAATTAACAGCCGACATTTGCAGAAAATACCTGCCCCTAGAAATCTGGGATCAATCCAAAATTTAATCTTATGAACATCAAACAACTCTACGAAAAGAAAGTTAAGGAAAACCTAACTAACGCACAACTAGCATCAATGCTAACTCCAAAACTAACTCACCAAGGCTTGCGCTATCATCTTGCGAAATACTGCAAAGACAATGGCTTGAAAATGCACCGCGTTAAATCAGGGAGAAAGGCCAAAGTGGCTCAATTTAAACTAAGGGGGGAGTAATGAGCAAGCGATTGACAGAAGCGGAGATGGTAAAGTTAGAAGATGAAATTCCTGCACTAGCAGCGAAAGCTTTTAGAGAAGCTTACGAAGAAGTTATTTTGTCGGGCAGGCCAGTTCTAGTAGCTGAAAAAATTTGCGGCGTTTGGTATGTGGTGGAAAAAAGATTAATTGGAAAAGCAAGCTGTGAGCCGCCAGAAGGTTTTGTTTACGATTCTTCGGGGGATTGGGAATGAGAATCCACGTCACAAAATTAAATGGCGAGCAAATCTATGGCTCGCTTAATATTGGAAAGCTAACACCAACTAACATAATTAGAATAGATGGAAAGCCTGTTTTTTTGACCGAGAGCGATGAGTTGGTTTCTTGTGAACCAGAAATGCACGAAAGAATCGAAGAGCGTTTAAATCAATTAAAAATGGGGGTTTAATGAGAAAGTTTATTAAATGGTGCGACAAATGCGAAGAAACAATTTATCAAAATAAACTTTTGCTGGTGATCGCAGTGATTGCCACGCTAGGGTTTTTATGGGCTTTCGCTTGGTTGGCTAAGGCTTTTGTTCAATGTTATTAAATGAGGGGAAAATGGATATACAATTTGAAAAAGGGATCGAGATGTGCAAAGCAGAGATTCAATCTTTGATTGCGATGCGTAATTATAGAAAAAGCGATTATCTTCTCCAGTTCAATTATCACTTCAGAGAAAAACTTGAGCCGAGAATCTCTAGTTTTGAGAATAACAAACCACAGCCAGAGCTAAACTTTGTTGAGGCGAAATGCACTAGATGCAAGAAAACTTACAAATCTCAGAATGTTTTAGAAGAGCTTGGCAATTGTGATTCTTGTTTGAATAGAGATCTAAAAGAGTTTATGAAATTAACTCCGATCCAGCACTACAAATACAAGAAAAGGGATAATCCGAGAGCTTTAATGCCCTTTTGGATTGGTGAACCTATGCTTACAAACATTCAGAGATTCTTTGCTGAGAACTACTACGTTAAAAGAACTTTTAAGTTCAAGTTTGACGCGGTAGCTCCAATCAATGAAAAATTTGGGCTGAGTCTATCAGTTCCAGAGGTTCTTTCGCTTGCAAGCACTGGCGCTTTAAAAGTGAAAGGATTGCCACATAAATATTAAACGAGGAAAAAATGAAACTAACAGGCAAGAAATACGAAACAGAAATGCGCCGCCTTCAACATGAGGAGCAAATTATAAAAGAGGAAATTGCAGAACTGGTTGAGAAGAGAAACAAAGTCAGAAGAAAAGGGGTTGCACTTGTTAAAAAGCCTTTGAAGATTTTAGAGGATAAGCTTTTAGCAGTTAAAAAACAAATGGAGGAAATCTAAATGAAAGACAAAATTGTGATGGTATTGGTTTGGATCTGTCTAGGGCTTTTTATCTGGTGGATTGATTATGAAGAGAATAAGGAAGAAAGAAAGATAATTAACTATTATGTTGAAGAAGCAATTGACAAAAACCCTTTTCATGCTTCGATTGAAAGCACTTGGTCAAATGAGTTTGAAGATCCTACAAAATACTTGACAGCTCCAAAGTTTGACTAAATAATTGAGGAGCGGTTCTTTCATTCCCGCACGTCAGCGTAGTCCTCACCCTTCGGGGGCCAGCGGTTCGAATCCCTGCTGCGCTGACATTTCCATTTTGTTGATTATCCTTCGGTGCATCGAATTTTTTAAGCTTGAATTAAAAAAAGAGGGATAATCAGCTAAGTTGAAATTCAATTCTACTGGTTCCAGCGACTCCCTCACTTTATTATTTTGGAGATATTCACTGGAACTTGTAGAGCTGAAATAGCTTAGGTCACTGCGTAGCGGGGGCTTTTAGAATAAAACCAGCGATTCCTCTCTCCCTTGTGGATGATGGAGCTGGGACGAAGCCTGTTGCAACGGGTTAGTCGGCGGGTGGGTAGTCTCGAGCAACGCCCACCAGCTTTATTATATCAAATTAAGATCCCGAGCGGGATGATTTGTTATTTTTTGGCTGATTTTAAGGGTTAAAATTAGTGAAACATCCCGAGCGGGAGGTTTTTCTTCGTATTTCTACACATGTCTAAAAACGTGCATAGAGAAGCGCAGAAATGCATTTATATCGCCCCTCGTCTATAACTAGGACGCCATCGCATAGGTGGAGAGGTCAGTAATCAATCTGGCGGGGCGGAACCATTTTTTTATCGCGCGGCCTATGAAGTTAGGCGAAGTGTGAAAAACCTTGCTAGCAAGGGTGAAGTAGCATGAGTGAACGGATCCAAAGTTTGCAGCGCGACCAAAAACCTAGCCTAGGTAGAGATGAAGGCATGAGTGATTTGCAATCGTAGCAATACGCGATGTCAGCTCGGCAAACTGGTTTATTGCAAGCCAGCATGACAGTTAGCCTTCTGTAAAAAGGCAAATAATTCTTGATTCTTAGGAATAGGGGTTGAGAGTGTTACAAAGTAAAGTTAATCAAATCAAAGTAAAAATATGACCGAAGAGCAAAAAACAATCACAACCCTTAAATCTGATCTTATAAACTCAAGAATTGCCTTTCTTAAGCATAAACTTGAAGAAGGTTCAATTATTTCTCCAATGCATTTAAAAGAAGCTCTTTTAGTTATCTATGAGCTACAATTGAAAATCACAATTAGTGAGAATCATTTTTCTGAGTATGTTGATAAATATCTCTCCAAATTCAGCACTATGCGAATAGGTCTAAGAAACATTGCAGATTCCAGAAGAACAAAAACTATTGAAGAGGCTAGAGTAACTGCCCGCAAAACAATTGAAGAGGGAAAATGGTCTTAAATATAATCAACGAAGAAATTTTAACAGAAGAAACTAAAAAGCTGGTTGGCTATATTATGCCAGTTTTGGAGGCTATGCAAGCAAATGACTCGCAGCGTCAAAGTATTAAAAAAATTCTTTGGACATTCAAAGAAAATCTAAACCAAAAGTTAATTCAAGCACAGTCAAACAATGAAACCAACTGCAACAAATAAAGATCCCCTAATACACTTTCCATTCTACATAAACCAATACCAAGGGCTTCTTGCTGGCTATTCTTTTCTTGAGAAAGGTGCCTTCATCGCTTTGCTTTGCGTTTATCTTTCCGAGGATGGTCAAATTCCTGAAGAACCAACTAAACTATTTCGTAAAGCCGGAGCTTTTGGAGAAGAAGAACAACTTGCTCTTTCTTCAGTAAAAGATGAGGTGCTTAGAGTTGGCCTAGAAATTATCAAAAGTCAGAAGAAAATCAGGGAAAAAAGCAGAGAAAAAGCCTCTAAAGCCGCTAAAGAAAGGTGGTCAAAGGATAATGCTTCAAGTAATGCTCCAAGCATACAACAAGCAATGCTTGAGGAGTGCCATACAGAAACAGAAACAGAAACAGAAAAAGAAATAAAGAAAGAAACAGAGACGGAGTTTAAACCTAAAGGTTTTGTTCGTCCAACTCTCCAAGAAGTTCAAGATTATTGCCAAGAAAGAAAAAACTCGGTCAATCCTCAGAAGTGGATGGATCACTATCAATCGAATGGTTGGAAAGTAGGAAAGAACGCAATGAAAGATTGGAAAGCTGCTGTAAGAACTTGGGAAGGAAATAGCTTTAACTCAACAGCAACGGTTTCTGGAGATTCTAAATTCTCTGCCTATTCACATTTAAAGCCACAAAATGCAAAGTAAATTCACCAACGAACAGGCTGAACAAGCGATTCTTGGCACGATTATTCTAAACAACGCTTATCTTTCAAAAGTAGCTGAATTCCTAGAAGAGAAGCATTTTTATTTTACTGCTCATCAAGCAATCTGGACTAGAATTTCTGAAGTAACTAAAGAAATGGCTGCTAACCAAGTGACTTTGAAGAATTTTTTTGAAACAAATTTTTCTACAAAGGACGCTGGAGGAGCGCTTTACATAAGCAAATTGTTGTCAGAAGCAACCTCATTTATAGACATTAAAGACTGCGCTTTAGTACTAGTGCAGCTCTGGCAGAAAAGAGAGCTGGAAAGAATTTTAAAAGAAACCTCTCAGAAACTAGAGGGAAACTTTGGAGATATTAAAAACGATTTAGACGCTCAAATTTCGGATTTAAGCTTTGCTTTGGGTAAAGAGCCAAGACATATCTCGAAAATAGCTCAGGAGGTTCTAAAAAAGTCAGCAAACAAGACTCGCGAATTACTTAACTTTGGTTTTTCAGAAATGGATAAAATGTTAGGTGGTTTAGAATTAGGAAGTTTTGTTATTATTGCGGGTAAGTCTTCAAGTGGAAAAACCACTGCTTGCCTTAACTTCGCCAAGAGTGTTTCTAAAAGAGAGCATGTTTTATTCTTCTCGGTTGAGGTAAACGAGGATCAAATCGCTTCAAAAATCATTGTTGAAGATGCTTCGGTGAATTCTTACAGACTTAGAACTGGTGATTTGAACCAAAACGAAACCTCAAGTCTCATTCCAAGCATGGAGCGTTTGGAAAAATACAAGCTTATCATTGATGATTCATCTGGACTTACATTAAGTAAAATTACTTCTCGTCTTAAAAGATTAATGAACAAATACCCAATCAAATTAATTGTAATTGATTATTTACAGCTAATGAAGCCGGAGGGAAAGGATTTCTCAAGAGAGCAGCAGATTGCAAAGATTGCGATTGGATTAAAAGAAATTGCTAAGGAATTCAATATTGTGGTGATGGCACTTTCTCAGTTATCAAGAGCTTCGGATTCAAGAGATAATAAAAAACCAATGCTTTCAGATTTAAGAGATTCAGGAAGTCTTGAGCAAGCTGCGGATGTTGTGGCCTTTATTCACCGTGACGAGTATTACTTGGAGAGAGAAAGAGAGCCAGAGCATAGCAAGCACTATCAAGAATGGCTTGGGCTTTACGAGGCTTCTAAGGGGAAAGCTGATCTAATCATTCAGAAGAATCGGAATGGTAAGATTGGCGAGGTCAAATTCAGGTTTGAATCTGAGTTTGGAAGATTTACTGAAATTTAATTTTTAAGGAGGGAGAATGTTTATAACAAATGAATTAAGACCAAGAAGAGAGGAGATCATTAGTAGATCGCATGAATCTATTGCCTCTAGTTTGTGCAGAAGTTATGTTGGAGACGATTTTCTATTTTCAAAAATGCCAATTTCTAATTTTGAAAGATTGTCAGCTTTAATCCAAAAGGAGATTGATAAGCTTCTTGCTGATGAAAGTTATTCAATGGTTGGTCGGCTAAAAGTTAAAGACAAGATCAAGAAAAATAAGGATGGAATATTTCTTAGAGTTTCTGGCTCCTACTTTTCTGATAGAGAGGGGGTTTCTTTTAATTACAAGAATAATTTTGTTGGATTTTGCGACTGGGCAGATGGATGCAACAGAACCCCATTTATTTTGGGTTTTTTAAATTGGGTTGATGAATTGGAGGGGAAATAATGGCTTACGATATTGAATTTGCTTACGTTTCAAAAGAAATCCAAGATATTTACGAGAAGCATGGCGGTTTTATTCAAGGCAACGAGGCAAGATTTAGAGGTTTTAAAACTGATAAAGGCCTAATTACTGGAATTCACTTGAGAGGTGGCTTTTATGGGCAGATTAACAAACATGCTTTCTGCTCCATCCTAACCAAAAGAATTCTAATTCCAAAAGAGTTTCAAAAATTCATAAAATCACCAGAGCAAATAGGATATTGCGGACTTCATGCTACGAATATTGCTGGTGGCTGCTTTAAGTGGAAAAAATACAAACAACTTAAAAGGCAAGCAGAGCAAGATAAGTTTTTAGAGTATTTGGGTGGTGGTAATGAGCTATTTAGCTATGTGCTTGACGGTGAATTTGTTTGGAATCCAAAGGTAATTGATTATGAGCTTTCAAAAACTTTAAATTTTAGATAAGATGATACACATTAAAGATCTACTAGACCGCACAGTAGAGCGAGCAAGCAAAGCTAAATTCTACCGAACTAACCGAGACATTTTCCTACGCTATTTTGATAGCCTTGAGCAATATGAGGCTTTGATACTGGCGGGGAATTTTGAGAAAATGGAGTTAATTATTAAGGAGGGGAAGGAATGAGCCATACATTTTTTATTTCTGACCTGCACTTAGGTCACAAGAAGGTGATTGAGTTTGAAAAAGAGCATCGTCCTTTTGCGACTATTGAAGAGCATAACGAGGAAATCATAAAGCGGTGGAATAATGCCGTGACCAAGAAGGATTCAGTTTGGGTGCTTGGTGATTTTTGCTTTGGTAAGAGTAATTTAGAACTGGCTGCTAGGTTAAATGGAACTAAGCGATTAGTGCTTGGCAACCATGATATGTATCCAGCGGCAGATTATCTTAAATATTTTACTAGGGTTTGTGGAGTGGTTGAGTTTGATGGTAAAATTCTAAGCCATATTCCAGTTCATCCTTCACAATTAGAAAAGCGCTACACTCATAATATTCACGGTCATTTACATTCCAAGAAATTAGAGGATAATCGCTATATTAATGTTTCGGCAGAGCAGTGCAATTTAACGCCTGTTGCTTATGAAGAATTACAAAAACTATGTCAGAAGTAATCGACTTCACCAAAATATTAGAAGAAAGAGAAGCTAATCAACCGCACGAAGTTAGTGAGTTAATATGCCTTTCCTGCTTTAATAGGTGGATTGGGGTTTATCCAGTCAGTGCCTTAATGAAGAAAATGGAATGTAAGTGTGGCGAAATTGGGAAAGTAATTAAAACAGGGCAAAACATACTATGAATGCACAAAGTATATACATTGTAAACACACCCTTCCTCAAAAAGCTAAAACTAAAACTCTTCGGAAAATTAATCTCAAAAGAAATTAAAGATTACGGCATTTTTAAGATTGAATTCACCTGTTACGACTACAACGGCTTGCATTGGCTGATTCGTAAAATAAATGTTAAATAGGCTATTGCGTATTATAAAACGTGTGTTTAAAGTGTGTCTATCGAACAACAACAAACGAGGGGAAAAATGAAAACAGAAATCGCAAACATAAAAGCACAAATCAAAGCACTTTACCTTAAAGAATCAGCTCAAGATTTTTCAGAAGCTGCTTCAGAACTTAGAGAATACATAAATGATTTTGATGACGAAGCTCAGGAAGAAATTGCCAATAATGCTGAAAAATTAGCAGATAGCTTTGATAGCGGAGTTTCTGCAAGAGAATTAGCGAGGGATTAATGAGATTATTTTTAATATCCCAAGCTCAGAATAATAATTATGATACTTTCGATTCGGCAATTGTATGCGCGGAAGATTCAGAGGAGGCCAAGAGTATTCACCCTCAGACATCGTGGGGCCGTAATCATAGTCAATATTATTGGGAACAGGATCGAGGATCTTGGGCTAGCTCTCCTGAATTTGTAAAGGTCGAAGAAATAGGGCAAGCAAATATTAATCAAAAAAAGGGAGTTATTTTAGCTTCTTATAACGCAGGGTAAAAAATGCCAAAGTATAAAATCCTAGTTACTAAAATCACCGAACACTACGAAGTTGTGGAGGTTAAGGCAGAAACCGACCTAGAAGCTAAAACAAATGCAATCAGGCTTTTAAGAGGTGATGATAGTGAGCTTAGATGGAATAAGGACGATAAGGTTAAATTTAGAGCGGAGGTTGTGCATGGATGAGAGAGATTCACGGGAATATTATTGGTATTGGGCAAGTCAAATTAATGAATAGGTAAAACATGACAAAAGAAAAGATAAGTAAGTTTGAAGAATTACTGAAATTAAACGTAAATGATAAAGTAGAGAAAAAAAAATCAGGGAAAACTGAATTAACTTACTTGAGCTGGGCTTTTGCTGTTTCGGAAATGGAAAAGGCTTACCCAGAATGGGAGTACAATATTCTAGAATTTAACGGTTTGCCATATCAGTTTGACCCAAACACTGGCTATTTAGTTTGGACAGAAATTAGAGCTGGCTTCAAAACCAAAAGAATGTGGTTGCCAGTAATGGATGGATCAAACAAAGCAATGAAAGATGTAGTGCAAGAATATTTCGTTAAAGGCTGGAATGATGCCCCACCAACCAAAAAGACTGTTGAAGCCGCCACAATGTTTGACATCAATAAAACAATCATGCGTTGCTTAGTGAAGAACATAGCCATGTTTGGAATTGGGCTTTACATTTATGCTGGCGAAGATTTGCCAGAAGGTGAAGAAGTTGAAAAGCCTAAAAAAGCTAAAGGTTCTTTTGGATTCTCGCCAGACGGAGACCTTGCCAACGGTGAAGACATGAAAGAGATGCAAAAGAAAATGAATCAAGACGACTTTGCAGGCCTTAAAACCATCATTGAGAACTGTGGAGGCATTGAAGAGCTGCAAGCTGCTTGGCTGGATAAAAAGAACGTGGCTATTGTAAACAAACTTAAAAAATACGAACCAACATTGCATGACTTGCTGATTCAAGCTAAGGATGCGATGAAGGCGGAATTAACAAAAGGGGAGTAGATGACATTAGAAGAAAAATTAAGAATAGCTACGGAGGCTTTTCCTCTTCAACTTCCAAAACAAATCCACTTAATTATTTTAGAAATTAAAAAATAAGGTACGGAGAAATAGTATGAAATGGAAACCAATTGAAACAGCTCCGAAAGATGGAACTGATATTTTATGCACAGACGGTTTAAATATAAAAATAGCTTTCTGGAGCATAAGTCCTTGGGTAACTTGGAATGGTCAAGGCTCTTGGTGTGTATTTTTGTGTAGATCAGACAGCGAAATTATCTGCCCAACTTATTGGATGCCATTACCAGAATTACCAACAACAAAGGGGGAGTAAATGACATTAGAAGAAAAATTAAGAATAGCTACGGAGGCTTTAGTAGAAATTGCCGAGTGGTCAGAGGGTAGAATTAGGGCGATTGCCGAAACTGCTTTAGAACAATTAACAAAGGGGGAGTAGATGACATTAGAAGAAAGAATAAACGAGGAATTAGAAACAAATGATTCGCTAAACGATAAAAGTAATCAATTTTCTGATTTTATTGGTGCTTGGAGAATACATGCCAACGATTCGATAAAATTAATTAAAGAACTGCAAGCTAGAATTAGACAATTAGAGGAATTGAAAAAATGAAAGTTAAAGAACTAATAGCCAAGCTACAAGAGTTTGATGGGGAGATAGAGGTTATGTTTAAAGAAGAAATGGACAAAGATTATTACTATCTGAGAGGCGTTAAAGAGGATAAGCTTTCTTTTGATAAAAATAGAAAAGTTATTGTTTTGACAGATTTAAGAAAATGAAACTCCTCTTCAACTTCCAAAACAAATCTACCTTTGGTCAGCTTCAAAAGCAACTAAGCGACACTCTTTGCTCAATGCTGGCTATGGGTAAGGATTTCTCGGTGGAGTTTAAAGAAGAAAAGAAAGGTAAATCACAGGCTAGCCTTAATGGTTATTGGAGGCTTTGCACTTTGCTTGTGCCGCATGTTCGCAAGAGTTATGGAGAGATATTTGATAAAGAAATGGTGAGTGACTTGGCTAAGATTAGCGCGGGATATTGCGTTAAAACCAAGACAAGTTTATTGCCAAAGAGTTTAAAGACTATCAGCCAAGAGGACATGAACCTTTTGATTGAGAAGCTTTATTTTATGTGCAATTTCTATGGACTAGAGGATTATGAGCTAGTGCCGTATGAGTTGCAAGAGATTAACAATTATTTCAAGGAGTAAGAAGTGTCAGTATCAAAAACAATTCTAGTGGGAACTTTGGGAAAAGCGCCAGCTATTGGTCAAACTCAAAACGGCAAAGACTATGCCAATTTTTCACTTGCCACAAGTAAGAAATGGAAAGACGCCAACGGTGAGAAGCAAGAAAAAACATCTTGGCATAATATTTCTTGCTGGGGTTCATTGGTTAAAGTTTGCCAATACCTAGACAAGGGAAGTAAGGTATATTTAGAAGGTGAGCTTGAATATGGCACTTACAAGAACAAAGAAGGTGTTGAAGTTCCTAGCGTTAAGATTGTTGCCAGCGTGATTGATATTATTAAGGGTAAGGAAAGAGAAGAAGGAATCTCGCAACATGCTCAAGACAAAGGAAACGGTTTTGCGCCAGAGTCTAATCATGTTGAGGAAGATGACGGAGAATCTCCGCCCTTTTAGCCCGTAGGCTCCAAAGCCCAAACCCTCGGATAAACCCTAAGATTGAGATGAATCTAGGGTTTTCCTTGGGGTTTATTTTAAAGTAAAATAATTTATGGAAAAAACAGAGAAATACATCGACAACCTAGGCCGTAAAATAACAGTTCATTACTTCACTGCGAATGCTCAATATGAGATTGAGGGTAAGCCAGTAAAGCATGTGGTCAGTGAGAAAAAACTAGATGCTAAGAAACTTAGTGATGAATGGAAGAGGGTGTCATGAATGAGGCAGAGCTAAGGAATAAAACCACAATCACAATTAAGGATGCTTTTGGAGAGGCTGCAATTACAAGAGAGGCTCCTAATTTAGAAGACATGCTTTCAATGATTGAAAATTGTTTAAGAGCTTCTGGGTTTAGTTTTAAAGGTAATTTAACAATTGACGAGGGCGATGATGAATAAGAAACTAGCCGCTTGGCAAAAAGCAACCAATGCACTGGCTCAAGAGTTCTGCA